CCAATAGCTTTTGCTAGTCGGTCCTCATGCTTCTTCGACTCCTTTTGTCCTTTACTCTTCATTCTCGGCTACCAGTTTGGAGCCTGCTTTGATGGAGTCAAGTACATCGCGTTCTAAAGTCTCTTTTAAATCAATTTCTTCCCGTATAGCGTCAAGCATAGCATCAGAACCCTGCCACTGTCTATCCGCGTAACGATAGTAGGCACCAGCCCTGCTAATCACCTTGTTTAGTATGCCAATAGCAAGGATTTCTTTAGCAAAATCAATGTCGCCAGCATGTAAACCATTGCCCTTTGAGAAGTAAAAGTCAAAGGTAGCCACCTGTGATGGTGGGGCTGACTTGTTCTTAATAACTCTGGCTTTAATACTCTGCCCTACACGACGTTTATCCTGACCAGTGCCTACTTCAATCCAGTCATCGCGACGGACTTCAATACGGGTAAAGAACGCATAATCTTTACCCAACCCACCTGGGGTAGTACGTGGGTCACCATACATGACACCAATCTTGGAACGCCACTGGTTAATAACAATACCAATAAACGGGCGCTCTTCTTCTGTAAGACTTCTTTTAGATGCTTTGCCTACCTTACGGAAAAACTTATTAGTTAGAAGGGCGCTACGACCTACAGTAGATTCCTCCATCTCCTTATCGTTTTCTGTTGTAGGGACCAAGGCAGGTAAAGAATCAAGAACAATACAATCGACCGCTTTACTTTCTGTAAGTTGGATGACAGATTCATATGCTTGCTCCATAACGTTAGTTGAAACTACGTATACACGAGTGGAATCTACGCCACACATTTCTGCGTATGTAGGAACCCACTGTTCTGCTGCTACCCACACTGTTGTAAACTCGGGGTCGCGCTTTTGATTAGCAGCAATAGTTTTTAATGCAATAGCAGTCTTACCATTACTAGCTTCACCAATGATTTCATGCCACTGGTTTACTGGCCACCCACCGCCTAATGCAACGTCCAGTGATACTGAGCCAGTTGTGTAACGCTGAGCAACATCAGTCTTAATGTCAGACCCGAGAATGATGGTGTCATCCCCGTACTTCTTGTTAATATTCTTTAAGACTTTTATTAGCTCTGCATTCATTAAATGTGTCCTATGATTGTGTTTGGATTAAAACCGCCTGCTTGTACTTGTTTTGCTGCTTGAGTAGGACCATCTGCTCTTGGACTATTTACTCCAGCAACACCAGTTCCAGATTGAACAATTGGATAACCGCAATCATAGCAGCGTTTGCGAGACTCGGGAGTTGCCCCACCGTAGTTGTTACTTCCACATCCAGGACAACGTTCTGATAAAGGAACTGTTTGCTGAACTGTTGGGTATGAAGGAGGCTGTTGATAAACTGGTTGCTGTGGTTGAGCCTGTGGTGTTACAGGTTGAGGTCGCGGAGCGGGTGTGCCCCCTAATTTATTAGCCCACCAATTACTGCTCATCGTCCTCTACCTTTCTGTAAGCCAGGTCAGTTGCGTGAACTTCCCCAGGCACTATTAAACCAATTTTCATGGCGCTTGACAAGCCCCCTAACAAAGATGAAAAACCAATCATCCTATACATCATATGCATCATTTCGGTTTCTCTTTCAATTTCTTTTTCTAAGAAACCGTCTGGCTCTCGTTTTTTAATCTCATCTACTTGCATAGCAACAATGACATCAGCACCTAACTCTGCAATCGTAGATATAAAAGGTATTAGATATTCAATCTTATCTAAGCGTGAGTCGCTTTCACCCTCCTCATGCTCATGCCCCTCATCACTTACTGGGTTCATACCTAGTAGTAATGCTAACTCGTTAGGGTGCTCAGCTAAATCTGTATCGTATAGATACCAACGCATTAGTGTACCTAGCGGTATTTCTTCTTTAAAATGCTCAAAAGATACATTAATTGGGTCACCATTTTTTTTAAAGAAACGACTAAACCAACTCACTTTGCTTCTCCCCATCGCTGGACTACCCTTACGTCTGCAATAAGAGGTACCTCTAGTAGGTTGATGCCTTCCATGGCTTCTCTAATAGCTTCTTTAGTTTCATCAACAAGACTATCTGGAGTCAAAGTAACAAGTTCATCGTGCACCGTTAACAAGATACTAGCCCCCTTAGGAATCATCTGATGAGCCCTAATCATAGCAAGCTTCATGATGTCAGCAGCAGACCCTTGAATGCGTGTGTTGAACGCCTGACGCTCAGCTCCACCACGCTTTAGAAAATCTCTGGAGTTAATTTCAGGTAGGTAACGCTTACGTCCCATCAATGTGGAGACGTACTGTTTACTTCTAGTAGCCCCAATAACCTTAATGCGATAGATATTTACGGACTTAAACTTATCCGCAAAGTCTCCTAGTAAAGTACGCGCTTCGGTAACAGTGCAACCAATAGAACGAGCAATCTTATCTGGACCTACTCCGTACGCCATAGATAAAACAAGAACCTTTCCAGCCTGACGGTTTACCTTCATGACGTCCCCAACAGTTGTATAGATGTCCCCACCCTCTACATAGTTTTTAACCATAGTTGGGTCCTTAGACATAGACGCAATGATGCGAGGTTCAATCTGTGAGTAGTCAGCGACCACTAGTTTGTATCCTGGCGGTGCATAAAACAAGTTACGGATAGCCTTACCGTGTGCAGTAGCGGGGTTAGGAACGTTCTGTAAGTTTGGGTTACGGCTAGAGAAGCGACCAGTCTCAGCTCCGTGTTGGATAAAGTCAGCGTGGATGCGCCCATCAACTAATAGGCTTTCTTTGTACTCTACTTTAGATTTACCACCAACTGTACGAACAACGTCACCGCCCAGGTATGGGATTACGTATGTGCTCTGTAACTTATTTAAGTCTGCGTAGGTAAGCAAGGCGTGTACTAACAAGTTCTTCTCACGGTAAGGCTCTAGGGCCTCGGCTGACACGGAGTAATCCATGTAGTCAAGGTCCATGCCTTTCATCTCTTTGTCTTGACCCTTTGCGGTAAGAATCTTTGGGCTTAGTCCCTGACCCCCATCAGACTTCTTGCTATATAAAAGATATTGTTTTTCCTGATTAGAGTTAATGTTAAACACGCGTCCAGCAATCTTATAAATCTCTGACCTAGCTTTTTCTATATCTATCTCTAGCTGAGTATTAAGTATGGCTAACTGCTCAGTATCAATAGGTGCGCCGTGCAGCTTCATATGACATAAGACCTCTAACACACCCATCTCTAGGTTCATGATGTTATCTAGGTCAGCTTCTGTAAGCTTTTTAGCCACTTCTTTCCATAGTAGGAACGTGTACTTAGCATCTAAGTATGCGTATTTAGCCACAATGCTAAACGGGTGGACCTCGACCTGAGCACCAACACCCTTCTCCATTTCATAACCCAACTCACGCTTTAAGCAATCGTCAAGGCCACACTTGTTTTTATTACGGTTGTCATATACAAATGAACCAACCATGGTGTCAAAATAAGGTCCTGTAGGTATTTTTTTATCTAGATACTTAGAGACGGAGCACAAGTCAAAGACTAAGTTGTGCCCTACTTTTAACTTGTCACTAAAAAATAAAGGTTTTAATGCTTCAAAGACTTCGGCTGGGAAGAGTTGTTCAGGAGCAGGGCCGAAAGTTTTAGTAGCTTTTTTGCGGTCACGAGAGTAATCACTCTCTCTAGCCTGTAAGCCCGCGAGAACGCGCTTCTCCCCTTGCCCCGTGAGTGGGAAGCTCTCTGATATAAATTCACCATTTGGGTGGCCCAACGGAATAACATCCCCGCGACCATGTGTCGCAAGGCTAATCCATAATACTTGGTTGACAACTGGGACTCCTCGTCTTGCTCCAACAGTTTCTACGTCAAAAGCAAAAGCATCTTGCTTAAGATAGTAAGCAACCATCTCATCTAGTTGTTCTCTTGTTGTAATGATGTTCAATTGATACCCCTTAAGAGTCTGGGGAGCCATATTAGAAAGGGGATTAAGAACATGGCTCCCCAGAACGCTAGTTGTTAGAGAAGTGAGTTGGCGATTTCTTCAAGTTCCGCCCATGTGTGTTCCTTGATAACGGAACGTTCGAACGGCTTGACTTCGGCAACACCCTTTTCTGCCATGTCTGAATCGATTCCCCAGTCTTCCATGAGGTCGCGAGACTTAACTGCGTTGAGGTGATACACAGTTTGCTGCATCTTTCCAGTGCGGCTGATAGCCCAGTAGTTCTTGGTCAAAGGACCTTGTGGTGAGAACTCTGCTGCGTACAATGTTTTGTACAAGCGTGGGCTTGCGATAAGCATCTGACGTACAACACCTGCTGGAGTAACCACTGCAATAGTGAATGCTCGCTTGTCCTCAGGCTTGCTGCCTAGCTTTACGCATAGTGGGTCGTTAGCCCCAAGTGATACATACGAGCGCTTGCCCACAGTTTTCTGCTGTAGGAAGTGTTGCTTGTAGATAGCAAAGGGACCATTCTGGTCAATGAACTTAACAATTGTGAACTCACCATCAACAAACTTAAACTCTGTTGGGTAGTCACCTGCGGATACGGTGAGCTTTTCGGCTGCATCCCATCCTGATAGTACTGCGTTACTGCTTGATTGAGTCGGACGCTCATCAATTTGTGAGTCCACTGAGAACTCGTCTACTTTTGGAAGAAAATCTTCCGTGCGATTTATTGACATATCATTCCTTTGTTTCGTTTGTTTTAGCATCTTCGACTTGGATACGTTTCCAAGTATCAGCAATAGCATTTGTTAATTGCTGATTTGGCCAGTCTATACGTTTCACGTGCAAAACTCCAGACTTACCAAACAGTTCAACAACTGCTTCTATCTGGGCCCGAGAGTACAGTCTCCGACCTTTATGGTCATCCCCGTTACGGTTCTTCTTTGTGGGAAGTCGGTAAGGTGATGGCGGTAGGTATCCCTCTTTAATCCATGTACGGACTGTTATTACAGGTCTTCCTAACGCTTGTGCGAGAGCGCCAATGGTATAGAACTCTATGTCCTTACCATTAGGTAGAGTCTTTTTATAGGATTTTGTATCCCATGTATCTGGAACATCTACCTCGGGTTTTTTTGATTCCCGACGCTTTCGTTTACTGTTTGGATAATAAGTATCCAAATCAGAAAACATCTTATCTATCTCGTCTGACATTTAAGCCTATTACTTTCCTACGATAAATGCATAAGTAACTTTAGATGGGAACATTGTGTCAATGTCATCCTCTGTTAAATACCCCTCATAGAAAGCAGCCATGATTGCTGCTTCATCAATTTGTGGAACCATCTTAATACACTTATCGCGGATACCTTTTTTAGTAAGGATATCTTCTGCTACATCCATGTCTAGGTTTTTTGCAACACGACGTTGCTTCATAATAGTTACATCTTGTTCCTCTGACATCTCTGCAGGGACTGTAAGAACGATGTGACCGCGTTCATCGGCGGCGCCAAACTCATCAATAGACTGAGTTAGTCGACCTTTAATTTCTGTTTGTCTTTTACTTAAAAAATCTACTTCATCTTTAAGTTTTTGATATTGATTAATAAACGAGCGGATAGCTGTTGTATCCATGAAAATCCCCTATCTGTTGAACTTGGTTATAACCTAATACCAAGTCCTAGGGTCTGTCAACTTACTATTTGGCGTTGTTAGCCTTGATGCCTCTGTAGCCAGTTTTCTTCTTGTTCATGCTACCAGGCTTCTTATAACCAGAGCCATTGGGAGTTGACGCTTGACGCTGAGCCAGGGCCTTGGCAATCTTATCGTGGTGCTTGCCCATGTTACTTGTTAAGGTAATCTTCTAGCGCCTTAATAATTACGCTGGTAACTGTAATCTTTTCTGCCTTAGCCTTCTTCTGGACAGCAGTCCAAAGGCTATCAGAGACGCGGATAGTACGCGTTGGTGTCTTAGGTGCGTTAGGCATCCTACAAGTATACCTGCCCAACGATAATCGTTGGGTGTAAAGCTCCCACCCATGGATTCGAACCACGATAGACGCCTCCAGAGGGCGCCGTCCTGCCGTTAGACGAGGTGGGACTGGAGCGGTTGACGAGGCTCGAACTCGCGACCTGCACCTTGGCAAGGTGCCGCTCTACCAACTGAGCTACAACCGCATTGCTGCCCCACCTGGGCTCGAACCAGGGACCTAGCGATTAACAGTCGCTCGCTCTGCCAGCTGAGCTATAGGGCATTAAACATTTGCTGCAAGTAAAAATTGTCTTAAACTACCAACACTCAATGGTACCCCACCATCTTCTGTCATACCAGTGCCGTCAATGATAGCGCTAGCAACAGAGTTTTTCTGTTGCAGCGCCTCATGTTGACGTTCTTCAATTGAGCCAGCGATAAGAATATCTTGGATTACGATTGTGGGCCACGTGGAGGACGCTCTTTGAATACGACCATTCCTTTGCGTAGCGTTTCCTGAACTCCAAGGTAAATCATAGTTGATAAGAAGGTTAGCAGCAGGGAGGTCCACACCGTAGCCCCCAGCATCAGAGCTAACAAGAACACGAATAGTGGGGTCAGTGTTGAAGGCAATTTTATTTTCTTCTTTAGTTTTAGCATCTAGTTTTCCCGAGTACTTTCTACACATGTCAACGCCCAGTGCGTCAACGACTTTATCTAACATATCAACATAGGTAGCAAATATAACTACCTTGTTGTCTTCGCTCTGTTCTAGGTGGTCTTTTACATATTGAACTAGGTAATCTAATTTAGGAGAGTTAGTTAATCCATCTAACTTACCAGTGTCTACAAGCTCGGCAATATAAGCTGAGCCTTCTCCACCCATTTGTTTAAACTTTTTAGCGCTAGTTGTTAACAACTCTGGGTGAGAACACAGCATTTTTAATGCGCCAATCTTAGACATAATCTTGCCACGCATCTCGTCTTCTGGACCACCCCTACGAGACTCAACACCGTAGTGAGCTAAAAGATTAAAGTTGTGCCCAAATAAATCTTGAGCTTCGTCTAAGTCACTGATTAAATCAGCAGTTATTTGGCTGTATAGCTTAGAAGCTTTGCGGTCAAAGACAATCTTTATAGGGTCTTTGTGGATAGTGTCTGGAAGATAGGGAGCAACATCGGGGTCTTTCTGAGCTTTACGTACAGAAGCCTCTTTCATCTTCTCGTGCAAAGTCTTTAAGTTACGGTAGTACTGTGGCGCACCCCAAGAATTTCTTACAATAAAAGCGGCATCAAAGATGTCAAACCTACCAAGTACGTTGGCGTCAACGAACTGCATAATGCTGTACAGCTCTTCAGGCTTACCGTTTTCAATTGGAGTACCAGTGAGTGCAAATCTAAATGGCGCATTTACTAACTTCTTTACTGCTCGGGAGCGTTTGGATTTAAAAGACTTGATGGCTGTGGCTTCGTCAAGGACGACAAATCCTCGTGGTAATTCCTTGATGGTATCCCAGTCGTTAACAACTTGCTCATAGTTAAGGACAATGTAATCAACCCCTGTATTCCGCCAGTCCATTGCTTCGGCGTATTGTTCTGCACGTTTCTTCGGCGTTCCATCAATGACCAGAGCTTTAGAAGTTCCATTGGTAAATTTCTCAATCTGATTAGCCCATTGGTATTTGAGGCTAGACAGACAAATTATAAGCCCTGGTTCAGTAATTCGGCTAGCATCCATCAAACGTTCTATAGCCGCAATAGTCAAGACAGTCTTACCCAAACCAAGGTCATAGGCAACCAACATCTTCTGACGCTCGCACATGCGGTCGACAGCCTCAGGCTGGTAAGGCAGAAGGGTTCCTGTAAATGTCACAGAGGTATCTCGTTAACTCTA